ATCCATAATAGTATATTGTAGGTTTTCCCCGAACGAGTTCCACCCTGCTCAACTAATATTTTTGTCTTTGCATTGTCGCAATGCCTAAAAACCTTATTCGTCTGTATTTCCACTATCCTCGTCTAAATTATCGGTATCTATTATTTTTATTTCAAATAATTTTTCTCCGTCTGATCCCGTAATCTCTTGGCGCTCAACATAACCTCTTTTCTTTCCTTTTGTTGCAAGATAGAACTTGATCAACGTAGTGTTTCCGTCCCTTATTTGTTCGAACATTTTGCTCTCTGTAAAATCGAGTGCCACGTTACCAATATCATTTACTTCCTTTTTAAATTCGGGATCATTGTTATAGTACTCATAAAAGGTTGATCGGTGTATTCCTACATTTTTACAAGCAGTAGTTACTACACCCATTGCTTTTTCCAACGCATTGATCAAAGACTTCTTGGTGTGTCGGATTTTGTCTGATTTACTCATTTGATATATTTGTCTAAGTTTATATTATAATCGTAACCAAATTCGTTTAGTAATTGTTTCAATTTACCATTTGGAAAACTTTGTGAAGCATATCCTAACTTAAATACATAATTTTTAAAATTAGTCAAATCAATTTCTTTATGGTGTTCCAAATACTCTACAATTTTATTCTTACTCGCTTGTTTCTTAATGCTGTCAAATATGTTCTGTTTTGACTTTATTCCTAATTGAGTAAAATACTTATGGATATTACCTGCGTGATTTGATAACTTTAATAGTGGTTTAGTATGATGCTTATATTCTTTTATTCCGTCTTTTATTAGTTTTCGCATAATCGCAATCTGTTGGTCCATAGTTTCAAATAAATAAGGATAATCCTCTCCGACTAATTCGGGAAAGGTGCACCTATTTGGTAATATTACTACTTGATCATTCATAATACTTTCTGCTATACTAATACAAAATGTTTCGTGCCTACTATTAATTACATTTGAGTGGCACTTGGACAATTCCTTTAAATAGTCTTGGTGTTTAGTAAATGATTTAACTATGGTATAAGGTTTTTTATTTATTGTATTAATATTGTCCTTATCTCCTGCAGTTAATACCACTTGGAAATCTAATCCCTCACTATGCAATTGATCAAATATAGCAAAGGTGTCTTTCCAATTTTTGTACCCGTCTAACCTATGATTATAGATAAAGGTAAATTTCTCATATTTTTGCCCTTGTTCTATTTCATTGCAATAACCACCTAAACTTATTTGGCTTTTTTCTTTTAATAACGAAATTTTATCAGAATTTAGCACATCATTTGCTTCCTCTATCAGCATATCATAACAATATTTGGTATGGAAGAAATTCATATCAGCGCCCAATGATCCAACTAATTGGTCGTATAAAATGTGCATACAAGGTAAGTAACTCGTAACCCGTTCTAAACTTCGGTGTATTACATAATGGTGATAATTAAACACTTTTGGTCTAAAGTCATCAACAATGGTATCTTGGAAATACCTTAAATGGTGTCCTTGCTCGACTACATTATTCCAAATAATATCAAAGGAATATTTTTTAAATATTGCCCTAAAGATATTACTATTAAAATGTACTACTTGGTGCTTTTTAGATTTAGGCATTGGTATCTTTAAAATTTTAACCAATGAGTTTAAATCGTCTTTTACATATTTTCTATTAGCATCAACAAGTAAAAAGAAATTATATCTGCCCGTCTTTAGTAATTCGTTGCATAGTTGCTTAATAATAATATAATTGCTATCAGCATTCAAAACATCAACCGACAGCATTGGATATATTAGTACATTTAATTTTGGATCTTGCATATTACGTTAGGATATTTTTTAATAAATTCTTGAAAGTCTTTTTCCATTTTCTCATATTGGTAATATGGCATAGATAGATTTATGATCACTTCGTCTGTTGTTGGTGTTTCGGTGTCCTCTGTGAAATCTCCCTCCTCAAAACTTTCCTCTAATGCCATAACCTCTAATCCCCAATCATTCAATAAATCTGTGTCCCAATTATTCGCAAGTAAGTCCCAATCCCATTGTCCGAAACCTACATTGTCTTTTATTATGAATTGGTTTTGTTCGTCTAATGTTAAATCTTCTATTTTGGTAACCCAAACCTCTTTTAGTCCTGCCTCAACACTTGCTTTGTATCGCATATTTCCACCAAGTATAACATTGTCTTGGTTTACTACAATTGGTCTAATTTCAAGCATTTTAGGAAATTCCTTTATACTATTAACCAATTTTTTGAATTTAAAGTCCTTTATAAATCTTGGGTTATTATCGTTCTCACGTATTTCGTGTATTTTTACTTTTTTAGTTTTCATTTGTTTCTTGGTTTTCTTTTATATTTTTTGAGTAAATTATTTCAATAGGTTTTTCTAACAAATCAATATTATTCTCATTCATTTGAGTAATCTTATGGATCATAATTTCTTTTTTAGAAGTTACCTTTAAATCTGTGTTGCATATAATATCTGACAACCACAAATTAAGTTTTGGATTATATTTAGAATAAATCTCATAATTTTTTACTGCGTGTAGTATAGTTGCGTGATCACTATTTTTTCCTCTGTCTTTAAAATATTGTGCCACTTGGCTTAGGGTTAATCCTACATATCTGTAAGCAATAACACAAAAAACTGCCCTCGCATCTATGTATTGTCTTTGTCTTGAATTGTCTAATATGTTAAGGTCTGCTAATGCATTTAGTTTCGTTACAATTTGGTCTAATGGTTTCATAAAATGTCTTTAATATAATAATTGTCTAAATCGGCATCATCAATAAACCACTCGGAATATCTTTGCATACCTAATTCTGTTTTTTGTTTTCCTCGTAAATAAAATTCCTCACTACATTTAAATTCCCCAATGTCAAGGCTTCCTTTGTCAAGAACAAGGAAAGTAAATTGATCATAAGTAATACCAAATAATTGGCAATAGATATAGCATTGTATATCGTAACCATATTTATTAGCACTATATTTAAATGCTTTTATGTCAGTTGTCGTTTTAATGTCGCAAATACCACCACTATTTCGTAATATATCTGCTTTTCCACGAAATGGTATTCCTTGTATTACATCAACTTTTGGCACTTCAAATTTTGCACCATTAAGGTATCGCAAAGCACATTCATTTCTTAATAAAGCATCTGCAAGTCGTTCTGCATCAGATTTTTCCTTTGAGGTGTAGGCTGTACCATATTCCTCTTTAGCGAGTTTATATGCTTTTGAATTTTTAGATGCTACATCAACAAAATGGAATTGATCAAACTTCTCGGGCTCAAGGATTAAAGTATGCAATAAACGTCCGTCTCGCATACCTTGAGTTTCTTGTCCACCATATTTGTTTACATAATAATATTTTTTAGGACTATCAACCAACAATTTGATCGATGAACTGCTTAAAACTTGGGTGTTTAGCTTACCATAGTAAAATTCGTCATTGATCGCCAATTTTTCAAGTTTGTCTTGGTTTTCAATTGTTCCGTCTAATAAAGAAATGTTTTTCATTTTGTAAAATATTTAGATTTGATTTTATACCACCATAAATTGTGAGCATAAAGATTATTAAATTCTTTTTCGGTGTAAATTTCAACTCGTCCATTAGTAATAATTGAGTAAACACCACTCGGTAATTGTTTTATTGTTTTCATAAGTTTACAATTGATTTTAATCTATTTAATTCTATTTCTAATTGTTTTATTTTTTCTTCTGATTTACGAGAACGCAATATTGCTCTATTTTTATCAGATTGCATTTCACTCATTGCCTTGTCGTACATCATTCTATCGTTTTGTATTTCATTAACGTAAAAAAACACCACAGCAATTGATCGGGAAAATTCTTGTAACTCGGGATTATCGGGTTTCATTTTTTCCCATTTTAATATCATTTCAGCACAATAAGTAAAAGCGCCATAATATTCAAGGTCTTTTAGGTTATTTATTTTTTTATTCATTGATCACTGCTTCATCGTTTACAATCTTGTAAGTGTGGAACAAATCGTGAATTGTCGAATAAGTGAACAAAAAAGAAACGTCACACATTGAACAAATGTTAGTACAATCGTTTAAAGTTAATTGTCCAACAAAATTTTTTTCAGTCAATGAATTATAGAAAATTTCTGCAATTGCAGGGTATTTTTCCTTTTGTACATTGTAAGTTTCTAAATTCTCTTGTCTAAGTAATTCAAATAAGGTAGGATATTTCATAATATAAAATTTAAATGTTAGTAATTTTTCCCGTTAGGTTGCATTTCCAACCAATTTGTTTATGACCATTAATTGTGTGGTGTCCTAAAAATTTATCCCAACATTGAGTTGGTGTAGATTTATCTGAAAAAATAGGAGTAAAACCTTGTTTTAAAGTTTTGTTACTAATTCTTCTTTGATTAATTAATTGTTTTGCTTTAGTAGTACAATTCATAATATAAATGTTTTATTGTTTATCAAATATAACACTAATCCTACATATAAACAAAAGTTAATAAAGTTACTTTAAGTTTTATTTATTAAACTCGCCCATTCTTCTTTAAGCAAATAAATTTCTTTTTCTATTTGGTGTTTCCTCCAAAATGTAGTGCTTGGCATTTTTTTGTTGAGCAGTTCTAAACTATCCAAACCATTTAACCAAAAATAATATGTTCCTTTAGGATCACTAACAAAATATATTTTTACTATATCTTGATCAAGTTCCATAAGATTGTCGTATTTCTTTTTTTCAATAAGTTTAGTGTCATAATATTTTTTCCTAAATTTCATTTCAACTACACATTTATTTCCTTTTGGTGTTTTACCAATTGCATCATAACATAAATTCTGATCACCGACCCATTTAAGTTTCCAACCCTCGAAACCATTTAAAAACCATATTAAT